GGATCCGCAACAGCATATCTTGAAGTAGTCCGGCCAAGAATGTAATCTGCTGGCACACCGAAGCATGCAGCACTGCGATTAACAAATTCTGTTGACGGGAAAGAGTAACCTCTTTCGACATTCGATACTACTTGGCCAGAAAAACCTATTGCTTTTCCAAGTTCGGACTGACGCAGATTAGCCTCAGTCCGCAAATCTTTTATTCGTTCACCAATTGTCATAAAATCTCCTTGATTAGTTTGCCGGTTCATACTCGTATCCGCTTTCGGAAGCCGATATATAACCTAATGGAGTTGTCACACACCCTTCATCATCTAATTCGCCATATGTTCCAAGACCGGTGAAAGAATTGGAAAATACTATTCCAGTTCCGTCATCACATATTATAGAAAACCAGTTATATCCACTATTTTTTATTTTGTTTTCGAGAAAAGTTGCGTATCCGTTTTCTGAAATCTGCGACAAGACTTCTTTAGGTATAACAATATATGCACGCTGTCCAATTACATCAGTACCATTTCCGTTTGTTACATCAGCACACATTATAATAGCATTTAACAATCGCTGATCGTTTTCGTTGTCTGTAGTCGAAACAGAATCTGAAGACGGAGTGTCTGGATCAGAAGTAGCTGCACTACTGGCAAGCTGCTCTTTTAACGAAGCATTTTCTGCTTTCAACTCCTCAATTTGTTTCTTTAATTCTTCCACTGTTTTCAATAGTTCTGTGTTTTCAGCTCCCTGGATCTGATCTGGCGCTTGAGAAAAAGCGTCTTTTTGAATTTGCAATGGATACGAAGCACCCGTGCCAAATGGAAATTCTGAAAAAGTTGTATTTAATACTTGAAAATCGTTTATTCCATAATCTGTTAAATCTTGTTCTCTGAAATGAAATTTAGCAACTCCTTTTTTCCCCGCAGCTATACAAGTGCCCCCAGAATATATGGTAATTTGAAAACCATCTATGTCTGAACCGTCTAAGCCAAAGTTAAAATCATGATCTGAATGATTTTGAATCATAAACTCTATTGCGTAATTCCCTCTTTCGTAAAAAATACGTTGTACATTTACCGTGTATTCTTCAGTATCACAAATTAGAGAAACAGGAGATTCGGCATCTATTCTTATGGCTTCATTGCCTGCAATAGTAGATGCAGTTTCAGAAGCAGCGTATACAAAAAGATTGTTTGAAATAAAAATATTTGAAATAAGACTACTTGCCAAAATGATAGCAACTGTTTTTCTTCTCATATGTTTATTTCCCCTTCCTGCTCCGGTACCACTCGAAGCTTATTATTTTGCTTTCTTAAGAGGTTCGACGGTATCTTCTTCCTGTCGCTTTAAACATTTTATGTACCCCTTCAATTCACCTCGAAATTCCAACTGCGCATCATGCGGAAGTGATCTAAATAAAGAAAGAACTTCCGATTCAAATTCAGAGCAGCAATATTCTTGTTCTATGCCTGTAAGTAAAAATTCACAGGATGTATTTAGCAGATGTGCTATTTTTAGAAGCTTATCCGCAGAGGGAGGGCTACTATCCCATCTACGGATAGTTCCATTACCAAAACCTGCCTGTTCTTCCAAAAGCTTTAAATTCAAGTCTTTTTCTTTTGAAAGATTCTTGATTCGAGAAACCAAAGACATAATGATAAAAAACCTCCAATTTAGCAAATATGCGAAAAAAAGTATTGACAACTAGCAAATATGCTATTATTATTAAAAATGTAATAAACAAATGTTTAATGCAAAACAAAAAAAGAGAGAGTTACATCGATGATAAATCGGAGAGCAATGCTTTATTGTTTTCTTCAATCATGGCCGCCACAGCAATGATAAGAGCCTTAGCAGATGCTTCCGACATAACAGTGTTTCCGGCAGGAATACCGTTTCTTAATAATTCAGAAAGAATCCGGCGGTTTTCGTCACCATAACGTTTAAGCCCAATTCTTCTGAGATTATCAATCCAATTATCCATGATAACTCCTTTCTGATTATTTTAATGCAATCGCAAACAAATGTAAACAACAAATGTAATAAACATTTGTTGAAAACGGAGGTGATATTTTGAAGCGAAAACTGTCTCCATGGTGCAAAGAAGTAAAGAAAACCCTAATTGACAGAGATATGTCTGTCACGGAATTATGCGGTGAAGTTGGGATGTGCAGGAACTATGTGACAACCACCATAAATGGAAGAATGTATGCACCTGCACTTGCTGAAAAAATCAGCAAGGCTCTGGATATCGATACAGAGTACACAATTTAATTATCATAACTTGATTATACAGCTTATAGAAGGAGAGAAAAATGTCGAAATTTGCTACGAAAGCAGCGGCTAATATGTTTTGCCAGGCACGATATGAGGCGGCAAAGTCAAATGAGCGTCTGAGCAGCAGAGAAGGTGCTGCGGAAGAAATAGGAATTGATCGTACAAGGCTAGCCAGAATCGAACTTGGGAGCACAATACCATATCAGGAAGAGGTCCTTTTGATGGCTGACTGCTACAAGGCGCCAGAATTGAAAGGAAATTATTGCCGGGAGATGTGCCCGCTTGGAAAGAACATGCCGAAGATCGAGAATGCGGGTCTGGATAGAATCAGCCTGAGAATGCTTTCTTCTTTAAAGAAGATAAACGAGGCAAAGGAATCACTTCTTGATATTACGGCAGACGGAATTATCTCAGAAGAGGAAAAACCGGAACTGAAAAAAATCATTCAGACATTAGACGAAGTAAATGAGATCACGCAGAATCTGAAAAATTGGATTGAGAGAAATCTGGAATGAGGTGCTTGGTATGGAAAATGCAAACGGTGTAATCAAAAAGCTTACATCTGCGGAACGTTCTTACTATACAGCCGCTGAGGTCAGAGAAATGATGGGTGTGAGCAGGGATACGGCATATCGCATGATACGTTCTCTTAGATCGGACCTGATAGCTGATGGACAGCTTGCCAAGGGATATCCGTCAGGGAAAATCCCCAAAAAGGCATTTAACAAATTATACATGATTGAATGAAAGGAGTGGATACGATGGCTTTTTATAGAATCTGCCCGGATTGCGGAGCGTATCTGGATCCGGGAGAACAGTGCAGTTGCCATGAAGAACGCCTGATCGAAATGGAAAGAAAAGAAAAAGCAACTGCATTTGTTGAAAAGATGATGAAAGAAGAAAAAAGTGGCCAGCTTCGCCTGGCAGTATAGGAGGGAAAGATGCTGACAGCAAAAGATCTTGAAAAATATCATCAGGCCGCAGAGCGGATCCTGAATGCAATGGACAACAGCCCGGTGCCGATCAGCTGGCACGAAATGGACAGAATGGCATTGCAGAGTGTTATCGCAAAGGAATTGATTCTCATTGACAAGGAGGAAAGGAAATGAATGTATGCAAAGTGCCAGATATGTGCAAAGACATGGAATATAAGTATATCACAGAGGATTCCAAAACAAGGGTATATCTGTCCCTGGTGCGAGAATTCAATAAGGCAGAGTATGAGAAATACTATCGTGCCAAAAAGAAAGCAAAAATGAAAAAACGAATTATTCTTGCCGCAAAAGTCATGAAATATGTAGTTCCCGTTCTGGTGAGTACAGTGCTTTATAATGCACTGTCCCAGAGACTTTATATCGAAAGAGGAAGCCACGAAATTGGTTCAGAAGCATTTCTGGTCGGAATGATCGGACTTGTCATCTTCTGGTTCCTTAGCTGGCTCATAGGAGGTGATGAATATTAAAAAGGCCTTGGATAATAAGGGGAAAGCGGAGTGTAGACGGCACCCACGATCCTATCCAAGACCAGTCAGAACTTTAAAAAACAGGTTTGAGACCCATTGTTTTTAAGTCAACGTCATTTTATCACAAAAATAGGAGGTTATCAAGTAGATGAAAGAGGTTTTAGGAAGCCTGCCGGAAGTTATTACGGCATACAAAAATTACAATCTGCTGGTTCCGACAGCAACGGACGTGCAGCTTAATCCATTCTACAAATTCCATGTGGAAGAGGTTCCGGTTGATCTGGGCGAAAACAGCGGAGACATTTTTAAGGTTGGTTCAGTTAAGACTGGGAAGCAGGATGAGAGAGGAAAGGATATCTGGGAAGACGTGTTTTCTTTATCTAAGCCATTGCTCAACAAAATGGCTATGGCGGCCGGCATCCAGTTCAATCCAAAGGAAACATATGGCGAGCGTATCGACCGGGTCACATACCGGGCGCAGGCACAGGGGGCCATGCGGAAAGCCGATGGAACAGCCAGAACCGAAACAGATCAGAAAGTAATCTGCCTCGAGGACGAGGAAGATAAATACCGCATTGAGTTTTCCGACAAAGCT